ACTGCAGCATCATACAGTGGAGATGGATCTGGACTTACAAATATTATATCAACAGGAACCGGTGTAGAAATTCAAAGTGATGGAGCATCAGTAGGAACAGCAGCAACTATTAGTTTCGTTGAAGGATTTACTGTAGAACCAATTGCAGCAGGTGTTGTTACAGTAAGAAGTGCATATGCTTGGAGTGGAACTCCTGCAGGAATTAGTACAACTGCTAATGTAAATATTAGTGGTCTTACTGAACTTGCTAATGCTTCAATATCGGGAGTATCTACTTTCGGTGGTATAATTGAAGCATCATCAGGTGAAAATAAAATACCTTCTTTATATGCTAATCTAGCAGCATTACCGAGTGCAGCATCATATCATGGTATGTTTGCTCATGTTCACTCAGAAGGCAAAGGATATTTTGCACACGCTGGTAATTGGTTAGAGTTAGTCAATAGAGACACTGGTGGTAATGTATCAATAAGTGGAACTATAACTGCTTCAGAATTTAGTGGATCACTTGCGGCATCTAATCTTACTGGAGCACTACCTGCTATTGATGGTTCCGCACTAACAGGAATTAGTGCTGCTGAAGGTGGTGGTAAATTTAGTGATGATCAAACAAATACAGGTATCCATACTACATCAAGTCATGTTGGCTTTGGTACAACCAATCCATTAACTTCTGTTCAGGTTAATAATGTTTATGGTATTGAGACTGAATCGGGAACATTTACAGCTTCTTCTGGTGTTGCATATACTGCAAATTCATATACTTCTTCAGACTTTGTAAGTTCTGAATATACACTATTCTTCCAACACTCATCAGGAATTCAATCTCAAAAAATTCTTGTTATGGATGATAATTCCACAGCATATTCTCAAGAATATGCGATCATGTATAGTGATTCTCTTCTTGTTTCTGTCGGAGCAACAGTTAAATCTGGTAACGTAGAACTTTGGTGGACACCTGAAACTGGAGTTAGTGGAATTGTTACTTACAGATTTACTAGGGAGACAATGATCTGATGAAAAAATATACATTAGCTGTTACAGGTCCAGAGTACTGGTCCGAGATTAATGATGCTCTAATTGTAGATTCTAATCAAGATAATATTCCAGACAGACAAGTTACATGCATTGATTCTAAAAATCATAGTCTCACCAGAGGAACTTACGAATTAACAGAAGAAGAAGCAGCAGAAATTGCTAATCATCCTCATGTTAAATGGATTGAATTATCTCCAACACACAATCCAGATTCATATCCAAAACCAGATTTTGCTACAAAAAGATTTAAGAAAAATGTAAAATTCTATCGTGATATAAATTCACAGGGTATACCAGCTACAAGTCCAACATCCGAAGAAGAAAATAGATCTAACTGGGGTGTTGCAAGACCTACAGTTAGAAAAAGTGGAGAATTTTTTGGCGACAACCTTGGTGAGGTTGATTTAACAACAGGAGATGTTTCATATAGTCTTACTGGAAAAAATGTAGATATTGTTATTCAAGATAGTGGAACTCTACAATATCATCCAGAGTTTATGGATCAAAATGGAAAATCAAGAGTAAGAGATATTATTCTTGATGGTCCATATTATATTGACCCCAATTATTTTATATCTAATGGTTTTACTTACACTAAAGCAGATGGTAGAACTGGGATAACAACTGCTTCCGCTGAGAACTGGTGGGAAAATTCTTCTAATAGATCTGTAGAGTTTCAATCTGAAGGAACGGTAACAATTCCCTCTACATATACGGAAAATAACGCTCTTGGTAATTCTCTTGATGGAACTACTGGATTAGCAAGTGGACATGGAACTGCATGTGCATCATTGGCTGCGGGAAAAAACTTTGGTAATGCTTTTGAAGCAAACATATGGAATATGTCTTGTGTTGGTGCAGATTCTGCTGGATTTGGTATTGAAGCATCATATGATGCTATAAAAATATGGCATAGAAACAAACCCGTTAATGGAGAAACGGGTTTAAAAAATCCAACCATAGTTAATGGAAGTTGGGGATATCAAGCAGGATTTGAAGCTACTGATTTAGTTGATTTTAAATTTAGAGGATCTACTGGAACATTTTCTGGTAATGCAACAGTGTATGATCAAGTTACTGCGATGAAGGATGGTCTTAACAATCAACTCATTGGTGCATATAGATCTTGGTCAACGTCATCAAGGTCTAGTTCAACTAATGATGCTGCAGATGAAATGATGCAAAGTGGAGTAATTTTTATTGCTGCTGCAGGAAATAATAATCAAAGACTTGGAGTTGGTGCAGATGATGTAGATCGTTTGAATTATATGGAAGATGAATGGTTTAATACTGGAGATCCCAGATCGGAGTTTCCAGGAACTGCTTGTCCATGTAATCATAGAGACTGGATGAATCCACAAGGTATTGGATTTGAATCCGATAAAGATTTTCATCCAGTGGTTTGTGTTGGTGCAGTGAATGATGGTGTAACCACCGGTGGTGCAGAGTATCAAGCATCATATTCAAATAATGGTCCTGGTATTGATATTTGGGCTCCAGCAGATGAAACTCTGGCTGCAGGTGGAGTTTTCTCTGGTGGTGGATATGATGACTTTGAAAGATATGATGATTCTAGATTTTATGACGCAAACTTCAATGGAACATCTGCAGCTGCTCCAGTAGTTACTGGTATTGTTGCATTATATTTACAGGTGAGACCAACAGCAACATCCAGAGATATAAAAAGTTGGATTAAAGATAATGGTACATTATTACTACAAACTACTGATTCTAATAGTGGTGATGGATGGTGGAGCCCTTATAGTGACGACACCGACATTGCATATTGGACTGGATCGTATAATTTAAGAGGTGCAGATTCTCGTGTTCTTTATAATCCATATTCTAATGATGTTGAATTCTCAGTAGAAAATGTAGAAATTGAAGGTATATCATTTGAAAGATCCTAAATAATTAAAAAACCCATGGCAGATAAGGATTTTGGTGTAAAAAGGATAAATCTTATTAGTTCTTCTGGTACTTCAAAAGTAACCAGTCCAACTACTTTGAATTTAAATGCACCAACTGTCGCAATTAGCACAGATGTTACGGTTGGTGGAAAAATCCAATCAGACATTATTGTTGGAACTGGATATTCCGTAGGTATTGGAAGCACTCAACCTACAGTAAATCTTGATATCAACGGTGACGCAAGAGTTGGCGTAGACACTTCTAAAGGATTGATTTTGACTGATTCTACGGGAACTCAATATAGAGTCGGTGTAAACACTGATGGAACTCTATTTACAGTATCTATCTGATAAATACACACATAGGAAGGCTCTATCAACATGGCAAAGAATAATAGAGAACTATCTCAGTTAGCTGCTTTTATAGGAATTGAGGATTACAGTCAAGAAAATGCGGCAGGCGGAAGTTTCCCATTTAATCAAGTTGTAGCCATTGGCGCATCTATTTATTCTGGTACAGATGAAGCTCCAGCAGTTGGAATAGGAACAACCAATGTAGTAAAAGCTTTCCAAGTTGCATCTAGAGATGGAAGTCTCTTTTCAAAAGTTCAAGATGAAACTGGGACATTAATAGGTGGATCTGGTAGTATTATAGTAGAAGGAGATGTAACCAGCGAAGGTATAGGTAGTTTTAGAGGTTCTGTTTTCGCACATAAAGGAATTAATGAATCTACATACTCGGATAATGTTGCTCTTGACGTACCTTTAAGATCGTCTTCATTTGGCGGCAACATTACTGTTGACACTAATGTTCAGGGAAGTGTTGGTGTTGGAACAACCCAAGTACAAATAGAAATTGATAATGCAAATGTATCTATTGGAGCCAGTGGTGGAACAGTAACTGCAAGTCTTCCAGTTTATATTAATGCTGGATATGTGCTTGAAGGCGAGACTATAAATGTTCCAGCAGCTTTAGATGTTCAAGGCGGAAAAACAAAAATTCAAGGTCCAGTAAGAATTGCTTCCGGTGGTTTTACAACTGAGTTTACCCACCCAACAAATGCTACAGAAGGACTTGTATCGATTGCTGGTGGAGTTGGAGTTGGAGGAACAATTTTTCATGAAGATGGGGACATAAGAACTAATTCGATCATAGTAAATCCAGAGGGTTCTATCTTCCTGGATTCGGATACCCGAGTTTTGCAGGTTAAGAGTTTTCTTGACGTTAGTGAAGGAGCTACAGAACTTGGAGCCATTAACCAACAAAGTGGAAATATTGCTACCTTAGTTCTAACATATACCTATCCAATGGAGCGCATCCGACAGGATTTGGTAGTATCGGACAGAATGGTATTGCCGCTTTACAAATAGATGGTGGTGCAATAATTGGAGAAACTTTATATGTAACTAAAGAAATTCAAACTTTAGGATTTGTTTCATGTAGAGATTTAACTGTTAGTGCTGGTGGTGCTCAAGGAATAACAGAATTTGATACTCCAATAATCAATATTGGTGATCCTGCAGAGGTAATTGGTGTTTCGACACATGTAACTCGATTAAATACCCAAATAGATAGCGGCATTATACCATTCCAGAACGCTTTTTATAACTTAGGTGATACATCATACTATTGGTCTAGTTTATTTGTAAATGAAATATTTACAAATACTGTCGCTATTAATACTGAAGCAACTATTGCCGATCTTACAGTTTCTGGAGTAGGAACTTTTATTGATCAATTTTATCATAGTGGAGCTCCAGGAACTGCAATATTCTTCAATGGAGTAGAACTTAAAAATGAATCTATAATAGACACAGTAACTATAAGACAGACAACTGCTATTGAAGATATTTTAGGAACAGCAGTAACTTCTTTGAGAGCGAAAAGAATCGATGTTGGTGCTGCTATTACTGATCAGTATTATAACGTTCTTCTTACCGAGACGAGTGGTGATAGTATAGAAAATTCTATATTTGCCGATGGCGGTCAGGATAGTGGTAGTGAAGTGGGTTTAAGCTTTAATCCTGTAAATGATACATTGAATATTGGTGGTAATTTATACATTAATGGAGCTACTTCGGATGATATTGTTATCGGAATGGATCCGAATCAAGTATCATCAATTGATCTCGAATTCTTTAATGATGGTGTTCGTGGAATTGAAATGTTTAAAAATGCTTCTAGAGAATTAAGCATTGGATCAACACTTGGTGTATCAACAATTCATTCATTTCAACACTCTATTCGTGGAGATATTCTATTAGGAGCAATTGGTGTTCAAACTGCCTCAATTAAATCCATTGGTAATCTTGAGAATATAACGATTACGGACAATACTTTAACTGAATTTGCCGGAGACATGGCTATGGAGGGTAATACCTTCGATGTCAGAAATCCGTTATTTAACCTTGGTAATTCTAACTCAACAACAGTTAATGCTTTTAGGCTTGCAGATACTATTACTATTGGTTCTACAGCTGGATTCACTTCATTTAGAAATCCAATTGTAAGATTTGAAGGTGATATCAGAATTGATGGTAATGCTATTCAAGCGTCTGATGGTCAAGAAAACATCATCATGACTGGTGTATATTTGACTAGATTCTCTGGAGATATTCAAGTTGATGGTACTGATATTCTAGTTGCTGGTGGTGTAACAAACATCACAATGAATACTAACCAAAATACTATTTTTGCGGGTGATATTCATATTGGTGGTAATGAAATTAGAAATTCTGATGGAGATTTAAACATAACTCTTGGAGGATCTGGACTTGTTAGTGTTGCTTCTACCTTAAGAGTTGAAGGAAACACAATCCAATCTGGTGCTGGTGTAACTAACATAACTCTATCTACAGGTTTTACACAAATTGAGGCTGATCTTAGAGTTAATGGCGATAATATCAGAGCATCTGATAATGCTGTTAACATTACAATGGAGGGATCAACCAATACTACTGTTGCTGGTGATATAACAGTTGGAAGTAATAAGATAAATGCGGCAGACACTGTTCATGCAATTTCATTAGTAAATGGAACTGGTGCAGTTGGTATTGTATCTGACTTGACTGCAAATGGAAATCTATATGTGAGAGGTGGTACAACAAATATTTTATCAGATAGTATTAACCTAAGAGATAAGTTAATTGATATTGGTTTAGGTGTTAGTACAGTAACAAATTTTGATTTAGCAGTACCAACTTCAGATGAAAATAAAGATGTAGGATTACTTTTAAATTATTATGATAGTAGCGCCAAGAAAGCAGCAATTTTCTGGGATGATTCTTTAGGATCTATTGGAATTGCATCAGATGTTACTGAGACATCTCAAGTATTATCTATCAATTCATATGCAAAAATAGTTACAAAATCTATAACAATTTCAGATTGTGCAGGAACTTCGGACATCATCGAATGTGAAGGAACAACTAGAACCTTAGCAAATATCACCATCGATGGTGGAGAATATTAAGGGTACTAAATAAGATAGCACCTAATTTCTATTAGGTTTACGGTATATACCAAATATGGAGATAGATGGCAGATCCTCGGATTCGTTTAAAAAGGTCAACAGTAGCTGGTAAAATTCCAACCACTGCACAACTTGCTCTTGGTGAATTAGCTGTAAATGCTTTTGATGGAGAAGTATTCTTAAAACAAGATACAGCAGGAGTAGGAATTGCTACTCGCGTTATTAGAGTAGGTGCTGGAGGATCTTTAGGTAAAACTATTTTCGTATGTAAAGAAGGTAATGATAGTAATACTGGTCTAAATGAAAAAGATGCAAAACTAACAATTAAAGCTGCATCAGAGATTGCAGAAATCTTTGATACTATCAAAGTTTATCCTGGTGTATATGTTGAGAACAACCCTATTCTACTTGAAAAGAATGTATCAGTAGAGGGTTTAGAATTAAGAAACTGTATTGTTTCACCAGGAAATACAGATAAAGATTTATTTCACGTTAATGACGGATGTCACCTGACTGACCTTGGATTCACAGGTCAAATGCAAGTAGGTGCTGCTGCAGTTGCTTTTAGACCTCTTGAGAGTGTAGCATCTGATAGATTTTTTGACGCAGCAAGACTTATTCGCGTCAACTCAGATTTTATTTCAAGAGAGGCAGTTGGATTTATAACCAGTGGTTATAGTGGATATGCTGGTGGCCACCTTGAGCAAGATGGTGGAACTGCTCTTGAAGCAAACTTAGATTTTATTGCTCAAGAAGCAGTAGGATTTATCACAAGCACGGATTACAAAAATCCAGCATTTGTTGTTACTGATGCTTCAGGAAATCCAGATGATGCACAAAACTGTAGAGATGATATTAAAGATATATTTAAGGCAGTTGCATATGATTTAAAATCTACTGGTAATTTAAAATCAGTTGGTGCAGCATTATCATACTTCTCTTCTGGAGGAGCACTTCAGCATATTACTGGAAATGATTCAAATGGTTATAGCATTGCTGATGCTACCATTGCTGCTATTGATCGTGCTGCTGGTATCGCAACATATGTAATCAACCAGAGACCATGGGCTAGTGTTGGTGCTGGTGGTACTACAAATGTTACTAACTTTACTTACGATAAATTAACAGGTATTGCAACAGTTACTTCTGTTGGTCATGGTGTAACAACTGGTGATATTGTTGAACTAGAAGGACTTGAATTTGTATGTCCTGGAGGTAGTGGAGTTACAACTTCTTTCTTCCCAGACGGAACGAATGGTGAATATTTTACAGTAACAGAATTTGTTGATGCTAATACCTTTAAGACAAATGTTGGTATTTCTTCAATTGCTCATACTTATGATGGTGGTGGAACAGTAGAAAAATATGAAACTTACTTTACTGATCACACTCAAGCAATTGATCCCACAAGAAGAAATAAAAGAATTTTATACGATGATTCAAATAATAAGATTGTTGTAGGAACAGGATGGTGTACTGGTGTTGGTAATAGCATCAGTTATCTTTCAGGTATTACTACAAACGCCATTGGTGCTGGTTCTTCTTCTGGTGTTGTTGGAATTATTACTGGTATCAATCTCGATACATTCCGTTGTTCAAGAGACGTAAGAGATATTCTTAAGGCAGTTTGTTACGATATTACAAGAGGTGGATCTACAAAGGTTGTTGCTGCTGGTAAAACATACTTTGATGAGTCATTGGCTCAACTTGGTATCTCTTCCTTTGCTGCTGCTACTCTTAATAATTCTCCAATTGACGAGGTAACTCAAACAATTCGTGCTGTTGATTATGCACAAGATATTGTTCGTTGCGTAATTAATAATACAACATGGGGTGGAGTTTCTATCGGATACACAACTCCAATCGATAGTATTGATTATAGTTCCAACACAGGAATCGCAACCATTACTACAAGATACGATCACGATCTTTCTAAAGACGATGGTATTGAAGTTACTGGACTAGGATTTACATGTCCTTCAGGATCTCCTGGAGATGAAATTACAATTCTTACAGTTACTTACGACAGTGTTACAGGTATTTCTACATTTGAGACAAATGTTAATCATGAATTAAAGTCTGGTAATGGTATCACAATCACTTCTACAACTGGTAGTGATTTTGATAATTTAATTGTAGATGATAAAGTTTCTGATACTACATTTACAGCAAGAGTTGGTACTGGACTTGCAGCAAATGCAGGTTTAACTGGAACTATTTCAGTTCAGCGTTACTACACTCCAGAAGTAGGAATTAACTCTGCTGTTTACGATAGAATTACAGGATTTACTACAATCGGATTTACCGACAGTAGTACTGGTAGTTCAGATAATGATCCAGCATATATTGAGAATGATGGAAAAGTCCGTCTCGAAGAATTAGTATTCCAATGCGATTCTGGTGGTGGTCTTACTACTCAGTTCTTCCCATCAGGTGCTGTTGGATTTGACTTCCCAGTAGAAAAAGTTGGTGGAGACAGGTATCAAGATTCTGCAAACTTAATCTCTGGTAACAAACTAGAAATTGCAGATAAGGCTCTTGCGAATATTGCAATTGTCCATCCCGACTTCTTCTATCCTGGAGACAATGAGATTACAACAACATCCAGATATAAGGATGCATATCGTCTAATCCAACAGAACAAAGGTGAAATTGTTGGTACAGCATATACAAATGCTCAAGGAACATACCCATCAATTGATTCTACTAAGTTTAGAAGAAATTTGAACTTCCTAGTAGATGCTATTTCTACAGACATTTTCACTGGTGGTAATAACTACACTGTTGCTGTTACTAAAAAATACTTCGATAATGGAGGTTCTTTGATCGGAGCAGGTGATGATTCTATTGCTGGTATTACCGACGAAACAGTTCTTGCTTTTACTGAAGCAAAATCATTGATGAAACAGGCGATTGCTAACCAGTTATCCACAAAGGATACTACAGTTTCTGGTGGTTCTAGTTTCTTTGGTGATGGAAGTCCTGCTATTGGTAATAGTGAGACATACTCATGTAGTGATGTTCAAGCATCTATTGATACACTTGTAAGTATTTCCACAGAAGCATTTACTAATGCTAACTTAAATGTTGTTAATGGTCTTACTATTAACTACGGCAACTTCCCTGCTGGTGAGTTTAAATGTAGAAGAGATATTGCATATGTTATTGATGCTATCGTAGATGATTTAAGAACAGATAGTAATAAAAATATTAGAGAGACAACTAGAAAGTATTTTGATGCTACTGGATCACCTATTAGCGGTGGACTGATTGGAGAAGAATCTGAATCTGTAACAGGATTTACATCTATTGGAGAATATGCAAAACTTGCTATCAACAATCTTCTTAATTATAAAGATTATACAATTACAGCAGATCCAGCTGTAGGAATTAATTCTTCTCCTTCTGGTTGTGCCGATATTCGTGCTTCTATTGATAGTCTTGTTGGTATTATAACCACTCATGTTGGAGCAGGAAATCTAAACAACTTCCCAACACTTTCTATCGCAAGTTCTATCACAGTCAATGCTGGTGTTTCGACTTTAGATCACATTTATGTTGGTGGTGGACGTGCTTTCATCGGAATCACAACAACAGTGTTCCCAGATGGAACGTTTGGAAATATCTTCAACGTTGATTCGATTGTTGGACCTACAACATTCACTACAAACTTTGGACCTACTGAAATTTCTCATGTATATGCTGATAATACAGGTAACATTCTAAAGTTCCAACCATTTACTAAGAACTCTGATTACGCTGGTGGACAAATTAAAGATGAGTCTATTCAATATGATCCTAGAGTCAATAGCAACACAAGCCCTGCTGGATGTAAGAACGTTCAGAGTGCTATTGATACTGTTATTGGTATCGTTACTGCAATTGTTGGTGGTGGAATTACTGCAATTCAGAGTCCAGTAAATCCAACTGGTATTACTACTAGATTTGAAGGATATGATGGTGCTGGATATAACCCAGCAGAAGGTGAAGATGCCGACATTAACTTTAGTCCTGGATGTGGACAGATCTTCAAAGGTCCATATGTGAGAAACTGCACAAACTTTATTTTTGATAGCATCGGTCTGAAGATTGATGGATTTGCTGCAGAACCTGGTGACGAGGATGAGATTGGTGTTCAGGGTTCCATGTCGGTTGACTCTTATACGCAGTACAACCAGAGAGGAATCGGTGTATCGATCACAAACGGATCTTATGCTCAGTTGGTGTCCATCTTCACAATTTGCTGCGACGAAGCAATCGTAACAGCAAGTGGTGGTCAGTGTGACTTGACTAACTCTAACTCTTCCTTCGGAAGAATTGGTCTTATCTCTAACGGAATTAGTGATGCTACAACCAAGTCTATCTATAGACAGACAGGTAAGGTTGTTAATGCCGCTGCCGCCAATGATATTACATTAGAAGTCAGTGGTCTTGGAACCCAAAGACCTTATGATGGTCAGGTTTATTATATTGATAAACTTTACTTCTCATTGAATACAATCACCGTTACTAATGGTGGATCTGGATATAATACTCCAAACGATGCAATCATTACTATTGATTCTCCAACAGGACCAAATGGAATTGGCGCACAGGCAATTCCTACTGTTGAAAATGGAGCTGTAACAGCAGTTACTTTAATTAACACTGGTACTCAATATGAGACAAGAACACCAAATGTAAGCATTGCAGCGCCTCCTGCGGGTGGTACACAAGCAACTGCGGAGGTAACTAAGACCGACCCTCTATATTACAAAGTTGGTTCTGCAACTTTCCCAAGAGCAGGAGTTTCAACTATCACTGCTGTTGCTGGGTTAAATAATGATGTAGGTGCTGGCTCTACGGTTTACTTAAGTCGTCAGAGTTTACAGATCACATCTTCTCACTCGTTTGAATATGTTGGTGCAGGTAATGATATCTTTACCGCAAGACCTGGTGTTGGTGGTGTAACCATTCAAGAGAACGAGGTTGTTAAAGAAGAGGGTGGTGAGGTCATTTATACCTCTACCGACCAGGCAGGTAACTTTAGAATTGGTGATGGTGTTACCATCAACCAAGCAACTGGAACGATTACAGGTAGAACATACCTGAAGTCGCTATTCAATAACGTAACACCATTCATTCTAGCACTAGGAGACTAATTAAATGGCTGCTCAAATTGCGATTAATAATTTTAGAACAATTACTAATACGCCCACAACATCAGACGTTCAAATTTACACAGCACCAACAGGATACACCTCAGTATTCCTTTTGGCTCAAGCTATCAATACTGGAACAACAACTAGAAAAATTACTTTTAGTTACTACGACAGCACCGATACAACTACAACACCAATCGTAAGTGAATTTCCTGTTCCTGCAGGAGACACTGTAAATCTTCTTCCTGGAAAACTAGTTCTAGAGACAGGAGATAAGATCGCTGTTTCTGTAGATTCAGGATCGGACATGAAATTCCTTTCATCAATTCTGGAAACCTCTAACTTCTAATTTATAAAATGGCTAATTACGGTAAATTCCTATCTGGAAGAGAAAGATCTTTCGGAATCGGCATCACTGATTACAGTGAGGATACTAGAGTATTGAACGTTATCGGTAACGTTTCAATTGGAGGTAGCATTGGTATTGGTACTTCTCATGGAGCACCTAGAAATATTGATACTCCTGAAGCTGATGTAGACACAGGAAATATCAGAATTCATAAGGAATTATTTGCTTATGATGGAACGATGGGTGATGATAATCAACTATTAGTATCCTTAGGTGGAACTGCTGTAACATGGAAACCTCTTGAAGGTGTTGCTGATATTGGTATTACTCTTAGAGAAGAAGGAGTTATTGCAGGTCTTGCAAACAGTGTAAGAGATATTAACTTTGTTGGCGCTCTAGTTGCAGCAACCGTGTCTGGTGCTGCTGCAACAGTTACCGTTCAAGCAGTTGATCCTGGTGGTACTGACGGACAAGTTCAGTATAATGATGGTGGAACTTTTGGTGGATCTTCAGATCTTACTTATAATGATGTTACTGGTAGAGTCGGAATTAATTCCGCTAATCCTGATCGAAAATTAAGTGTTGTTGGTGATGTTGGCGTTGGAGGATCTGGATTCTTTAGAAGAGCGTACGCTACAGTAGATACACTGACGCCTCAGATTGACCAAGAACTTGCCACTAAAGCCTATGTGGACAACTTTGCAACTGCTGGTCTTGTGGTTCAGAAGGCTGTATCTGTAGCAACAACAGAAGCACTTGTAGCACACTACGATAATGTAGATACATCACCTAATGGTGTTGGTGCTGTTCTTTTCGCACAAACAAACCAAAATATTACTACAGCAGGTGTTGGTGGAACAGGTCTTATTGATAGATTCAGAGATCTAACAATATCTGATCGTGTTCTTGTAAAAGATCAGGGTCTTAATGGAATTGGAAATACTTTTGAGAATGGATATTATGCAGTTACTAGAATTGGAAGTGGATCAACATCATGGGAACTAACTCGTGCTCCTGACTTTGACGAAAGTATTGAAATCGCGTCAGGTGCGTTCTCGTTCGTTCTAAACGGTGAAGAAAACGCTGGTGGTGGTTTCGTGCTGATTACCAAAGAACCAGTTTCTATCGGTGTTAGCGCACTGGAATTTACCCAGTTCTCTAGTCCTGGTGAACTGCAAGCTGGTAAAGGTCTGGTCAAGATTGCTAACAGATTTGATGTTGTATCCGCAGACAGTGATGCAATCACTGTTAGAGATGATGATATTAATCTAACAGAAACCACTCATAGTTATACCAATGCAACAACTAGATCAGATAGATTCATTGAAGAAATTCATATTGATCAATATGGTAGAGTAACTGGTATTGTTACTACAAATACTGTTTCTCTTGCATCTTCTGTAGCATCTACTTTTGGTGTTGCTTCATTTGAAGGCGAGCACTTTGACGTTGCATACGATTTAACTACTGGTCACATTGGTCTTTCAAGTAACAAAACCGGTGCAGTAATGGCGGTTGATGGAACAACCAATGAAATTGCAGTTACAAGAAATGAAGGAAGAGTTATCGTGGGTCTCCCAGCCGCTATAACTGTTTCTGGAAATGTAACTAGTACTAGTGGACAATTTATAGGAGATGGTTCTCAACTAACGGGGATTATTTCTGGTGTTGAAGTACAAGATGATGATTCACAAGTAGTTGCGGAAGCAACAGTAATAAATTTTGAAGGAACTGCAATTACTAGTATTGTTTCTGAATCTGCTGGATCTAAAGCAACTGTTACTATTGACGCTGCAGATATTAATGCTATTGGTTCTGCAAACCAAGTATTATTCAAGAATGGTTCTAACGTTGCAACAACATCTGCAAACTTACAATTTAATGGAACTAACTTAACTTGTGCTGGTACAGTTACCGCAAACTCTGACGAAAGACTTAAGGAGAATGTTGAAACTATTAGTAATGCACTTCCTAAAGTAAAAAGTCTACGTGGTGTTGAATATGATCATAAAAATACTGGCGACCATTGCTTAGGTTTGATTGCACAAGAAGTTGAACAGATTGTTCCAGACGTTGTTTATGAGGACGTTGATGGTATTAAGTCTATTGCATATCAAAATATGATTGCTCTTTTGATTGAAGCCGTTAAAGATCAGCAAAATCAAATTGACGAACTGAAGTCTCTACTAAATAAATAAAAAAAGAGTCTTTTCAATAATGTCTAATATTGACGAAGCAACAAGGATCCCTTCAAAGATCGGCAATCTTATGATGGTTGTTGTGACCTGGAAAGGAGGAACATACGTCTTAAAGATGTTCTTCCCTCAGGCAAAACTTCCATCAAGGACAGAAGTCGAAGCGCAGATGCAAGGAATCTATCCTGGATCTAAAGTCAAGTACACTTCCGTTATTGAAAAAGAACCTGGTACAACTTTTTTGTATGCAGAAGAAGTTGATCTAGAGGAAGGAGCTGCTTGGACAAAAAAGTCAGGTAAGAACCCTGAGGGGGGTCTCAATGAAAAAGGACGTAAGTCTTATGAAAGAGAGAATCCTGGTTCTGACCTTAAAGCACCCTCAAAAAAAGTTGGAAATAAAAGAAGAGCATCATTCTGTGCAAGAATGAAAGGTATGAAGAAAAAACTTACCTCAGCAAAAACTGCTAGAGATCCCGATAGCAGAATCAATAAATCCCTTAGAGCCTGGAATTGCTGATTGATTTATGAGTGACGTATATCTTGGTAATCCTAATCTAAAAAAAGCAAATACGCAAATTGAATTTACACAAGAACAAGTTCTTGAGTTTTTAAAGTGTAAAGAAGATCCTGTATATTTTGCTAAAAATTATGTACAAATTGTTTCATTGGACAAAGGTCTAGTTCCTTTTGAGATGTATCCATTTCAAGAAAAACTAGTAAAAAATTTCCACGAAAACAGATTCAATATTTGTAAGATGCCTCGTCAGACTGGTAAGTCTACGACTGTGGTATCTTATCTCCTTCATTATGCAGTTTTTAATGATAGTGTTAATATTGGTATCCTTGCTAACAAGGCAGCCACTGCAAGGGAACTTTTAGGCAGATTACAAACTGCCTACGAGAACTTACCCAAGTGGATGCAGCAGGGTATAATAGCATGGAACAAAGGATCTTTGGAGTTAGAAAATGGGAGCAAAATACTGGCTGCTTCTACGTCTGCGAGTGCTGTCCGAGGTATGTCGTTCAACATCCTCTTTCTCGACGAGTTCGCGTTCGTCCCAAATCACATTGCTGACTCGTTCTTTGCCTCTGTTTATCCTACTATTACGTCTGGTCAAAGTACCAAGGTAATTATAGTATCTACCCCACACGGTATGAATCACTTCTACCGTATGTGGCATGATGCTGAGAAAGGTAAAAATGAATATGTACCAACTGATGTTCATTGGTCAGAAGTTCCTGGACGTGATGCAAAGTGGAAAGAACAAACTATTGCTAACACGTCAGAACAGCAATTTAAGGTTGAGTTTGAGTGCGAGTTCTTAGGATCTATTGATACATTGATATCTCCAAGTAAATTGCGATCAATGATTTATGATAATCCATTGAAGCAGAACGCAGGACTTGATATTTACGAAGAACCTAAAGAAGGACATGATTATATTATTACGGTAGACGTTGCTAGAGGAGTTAGTGAAGATTACTCAGCTTTCGTTGTTGTAGATATAACAGAGTTTCCGCACAGGATAGTATCAAAATATAAGAATAATACAATCAAACCTATGTTATTCCCAAATATAATATGGGAGGTTGCAAGAAATTATAATCAATCATACGTTTTATGCGAAGTAAATGATATCGGAGATCAAGTAGCATCATTACTTCATTATGATCTTGAGTATCAAAATGTTCTCATGTGTTCAATGAGAGGACGTGCTGGACAGATTGTTGGTCAAGGATTTTCTGGTAAGAAGACTCAACTAGGAGTCAAGATGTCCAAGACTGTTAAGAAAGTAGGATCTCTAAATCTTAAAGCATTGATTGAAGAAGATAAATTAGTATTTAATGACTATGATATCATATCAGAACTAACAACATTTATTTCAAAACACAACTCTTTTGAAGCAGAGGAAGGTTGTAATGACGACCTTGCTATGTGTCTTGTAATTTATGCGTGGTTAGTTCTTCAAGAGTACTTTAAAGAACTAACTGATCAGGATGTTAGGAAAAGAATTTATGAAGAACAAAAAAATCAAATTGAGCAAGATATGGCTCCATTCGGTTTTATGGATGATGGATTAGGTGAAGGAAGTTTTGTTGACGCTGAAGGAGACAGATGGTCTAATGCATCAGTTAGTGAGTATGGTGATATGTCTTATATGTGGGATTATCAATGATTAAATTTTTAAACTTATTGAGTAATATTGTTGATCCAAATTGGTGGGCAGAAGTTGTTGGTAAAAAATCAGGTTTATATGAATTAGCGAGTAAACCAAATAAATTTAAAGAATGGAAGTTAAAACAACCGTTATGGAAACAAACATTCATTGAAATTTTAATGTTTACACTTTTAGCACTAGCCTTTGAACCAATATTAAATACATTGGGTTATTCGATGCTTCCATGGAGATGGTTCTGATGGATTTAGATAGTCAGATAAAACTTGGACACCTTCTACTTAATGAAAGAAAGTGTAGAGTTTGTGGAGAGACTAAGAATCTGATAGGAGACTTTTACAGAACAAGAAAAGATAGAGGAGCAGTTCCATCTTCATGGTCATATGAGTGTAAAGACTGTACTATAAAAAGAATTGTTGAAAATAGAAAAAAACAAACGCCATTTGTTGATTGGTCATATCCAGACTGGTAGTTCACGCTACATTTCCCCACTGAAAATGCAATTTTTAATAAATATTTCAAGTTAAACTGAAACTATCACAGGAGAAAAACATGGCGACTCCTCAATTATCTCCTGGTGTATTAACCAGGGAAGTAGATCTTACGGTAGGAAGAGCTGAGAATGTTTTAGATAATATTGGTGCTATCGCTGGACCCTTCCCAATAGGTCCCGTTGAAGATCCAACTGATGTGGCCACCGAGCAAGAACTCATTAAAGAGTTTGGAAGACCAAGCAACAATAATAACCAGTATGAGTACTGGCTTGCAGCATCATCGTTCCTTTCATACGGCGGCGTACTGAAAGTTGTAAGAACTGATGGTGATAACCTAAAGAACGCATACCGAGGATTTGGTTCTGCAGGAACTGCACCCAAAGTAAAGAGTTACGAAGATTATCAAGATAATCATTCTTCAGACTCTGCAGCGTGGGCATTCGCTGCTAAAAACCCAGGAGAGTGGGCAAATGGAATTAAAGTTTGCGTTATCGACGACTTAGGAGACCAAAGACTAACGATTAACGCTGAAACCTTAAATGGTTTTGCAGTTGGAACTGGTATTACTTATACCCTTACATCAGCAACAATCCCAAATACTGACGGTACTACATCAACCTTCAACGGTTATCTGAAAGGTATCGTTACCGCTAAAGATGAATCAAATAAAACTATTGACGTAAAAGTTACCTCAAGAGTTTCTGTTGGTAGCACAGATGTGGTTGATGCTGCTGGTGCTACTAGAGCAACTGTTGGTGTTCATACCACTGGAGACGCTAACATTACTGTTGGTTCTACTACAGGTCTAAGTTTAACAGATCTAAGAGTAGAATTTGGAGATGGAACTGGATTTTTCTCGGTTTCCAATATTCTTTCTGGTAATAGAATTTCACTAGCATCAACAATCAGTAGTGGAGTTGCAGCAGGAACTGCAGTTACATTTACTAACGTAGTTTCTACAGCAGGTTCAATTACCGCTGTTGAATACGCTGAAGGAGTAACAGGTCAATCATTCCCATCAACGGCAACAATCTTCTCCCATGATAACATGGGTATTGCAGCCACCGCATACAGCGTTACCAACGCAGTTGATTGGTATGATCAACAGACACTTGGATTAACAAACTCCACAGTTTTCTGGAAAAACATTGCACCAAAACCAGTTTCAAGTAGATATTCTGCTGAAAGATCTGGTCAGGGCGATGGAATTCACATCGCAATCTATGATGATGAAGGAAAAGTAACAGGAATCCAAGGAAACCTGCTTGAGAAGCACACCTTCCTTTCTAAGGCTACAGATGCAATCTCAGCAGTCAATTCACCACTGAAAGTATTCTACAAAGACTATATTGCAGACAGATCTGAGTACGTTTTTGCAGGAGCAAATCTTGGTGATGAGGATGATTCCTATAACGGAACAAATGTTGTTGCTGTTAACTTCGCCACTAATAGTGGAAATGCTGCAACTGGAACTGCACAATGGAGTGGAATTTCCACTGGAGATGGTGCTTGGAACGTATTAGCACAAGGTGTTGCCTTCAATGCTATCGGTGCAGCAACTTATGATCTTGCTGGTGGTCAAGACTACGGTGCATCTGGAGGAATGCAAGCAACTCTTAGCGATGTAATCTCTGGATACTCGTTATTGGCTAACAAAGATGAAGTAGAAGTTGACTTCCTAATTGGTGGACCAGGATGCACTACCAAAGATGAATCTAAAGCAAAAGCAAACTATCTAATCTCTCTTGCTAATGCAAGAAAAGATTGCATGGCGACACTTTCTCCACACAAGGCAGATGTTGTTGAAGTTGCTAACTCTGATACTGCAACAGATAACGTTATCTCATTCTATTCATCACTAACATCTTCATCATACGCTGTATTCGATAGTGGATACAAGTACATGTATGATAGATTTAATGATAAGTTCCGCTACATTCCAACCAACGGAGACGTTGCTGGTCTGATGGTAAGAACTAATATCCTAGCATATCCTTGGTTCTCACCTGCTGGTCTTCAGAGAGGACAACTGAATAATGCAATTAAACTTGCATATAACCCATCTAAGGCACAAAGAGATCGTCTGTATCCAAGAAGAATTAACTCTATTGTTAATCAGAATGGTTCTGGAATTCTCTTATTCGGTGATAAGACCGCACTTGCCGTTTCTTCTGCATTCGACCGTATTAACGTTCGTCGCCTCTTCCTCACGGTTGAGCAAGCACTGCAAAAAGCAGCAGAGTCGCAGCTCTTTGAACTCAATGATCAAATCACAAGAGCAAACTTTGTTAACATCGTAGAGCCTTATCTCCGCGATGTTCAAGCGAAGAGAGGAATCTTTGATTATCTGGTTATTTGTGACGAAACAAATAACACACCAGATATCATTGATAATAATGAATTTAGAGCAGACATCTTCCTGAAGCCTGCTAAGTCGATCAACTTCGTTACACTTACTTTCGTTGCTACGAGAACAGGTGTAAGTTTTGAAGAAGTTGCTGGTAGAGTTTGATAATTTTATTATAGAAACCTAGGAGGAAACCAAAATGTCTACTTTACGCACAATCACCGACTTCAAAACTGCCTTACAGGGTGGCGGCGCAAGAGCTAATATATTTGAAGTCGATATCCCTACAATTCCACCGGTTGCAACCCAAGGTATTGAGTGGGATGCTGAGAACTTCCAGTTCTTATGCAAGGCGGCGGCTCTGCCCGCCTCCAACGTCGCAGCTATCGAAGTTCCTTTCAGAGGTAGAACTCTGAAGGTTGCTGGAGATAGAACCTTCGACACATGGACCGTTACCGTCATCAACGACGAAGACTTCAAACTCAGAAGTGCTTTTGAGCAGTGGATGAACGGAATCAGCAAACTCGATAATAACACTGGTGCTACAAGTCCAACAGAGTATATGGCAAGAGCAATTGTTCACCAATTAGGTAGAGGTGCTGATCAAGGTCGCTTCAGTAAAACTAATAGCGACATTCAGGGCGGTTCTGGAATTACACCACTCAGAACATATCTCTTCCAAGATGTCTTCCCAACAAACGTTTCTCAGATTGATCTGAGTTACGATTCGGCAGACACCATCGAAGAGTACACTGTTGAGTTCCAAGTTCAGTACTGGACTGCAGGATCTGGACAGGCTAGCGGTGGAGCAACTGATCAAACTGGCGTTGCTATCAACTGATAAATAGGTACAGTAATTCGATCACCATATTTAAATAATGGCTAAGTTATTTGGTTTTTCAATAGAAGATAATAACCAAAAACCGCCTAGTGTTCAATCCCCCGTTCCTCAGTCAAATGAGGACGGGGTTGATCACTATCTAACCAGCGGATTTTTTGGTTCTTATGTAGATATTGAAGGGGTATTCAGAACAGAATTTGATCTAATCAAGAGATACAGAGAAATGGCTCTGCATCCTGAGGTGGATAGTGCTATCGAAGATATTGTAAACGAAGCAATCGTTTCAGACTCTAATGACGTTCCTGTTCAAATTGATTTGGACAACCTGAACGCAAGTGATGGTATAAAGAAAAAATTAAGAGATGAATTTAAAGTAATTCTGGATCTCTTAGACTTTGATAAAAAGTCTCACGAAATTTATAGAAATTGGTATGTTGATGGTAGATTATATTACCATAAAGTAATCGATTTAAAAAATCCACAAGACGGAATTCAAGAGTTGAGATATGTTGACGCAATGAAAATGCGTTATATCCGTCAACAGAAAAAAATAGATAAGAGCAAAGCACTTCAAGCAATAAACAATCCTAGG